ATCCTCAACTGGTGTAGTTACAGAGAGAAGAGCATTAACTGACGAAGAAAAAAACTTTGACACTAGTGGTTTTGCAGCAAGAGATGCTCGTCTTAAAAGAAATATGCTTTTATCTGAAACAGATTGGTGGGCTACATCAGATCGCACAATGAGTGATGCTCAAAAAAATTATAGACAGCACCTCAGAGATGTAACAGGTCAATCAGGATTTCCAGATACGGTTGATTGGGGAACAAAACCAGACTAGAGGTAGCAAATGAGCAGAACAACAGCATCAGAAAAAGCCAGAGCAGAGATTGCAGAGATCGACAAAAGGGTCGTTGCTTTGGAAACTGAGATCCATATTCAATTTAAAGACCTTTATAATCGTATTAAGCGGATTGAAGCTTGGGCAATTGGCTCTGTTACTTCAATTGTTCTCTTGCTGTTAGCGATATTATATAGGATGTAAAACTGATGAGTTTAATAACTTCATTGATTGGTCCAGTAACTGGCTTGCTTGATAAGTTTGTAGAGGATAAAGATCAGAAGGCAAAATTAGCTCATGAAATAGCAACCATGTCAGACACCCATGCCCAACAAGCATTGCTCGCACAATTAGAGATAAACAAAGCAGAAGCATCATCTGGCAGTTTATTTAAAGGTGGATGGAGGCCATTTATTGGTTGGATATGCGGAGTTGCATTATTATATCATTTTATTCTTTCTCCATTAATTATATTTATTGTTGTATTAACAGGAGCTAAAATACCACCTTTGCCTGAATTTGACATGGGCAGTTTAATGACTGTTCTTTTAGGGATGCTAGGGATTGGTGGACTTAGGACATATGAGAAGCAAAAAGGATTAACAAAATGAGTGACATAGAAATGTTTCATGTTGGTGAAAATGATAAAGGAGAGAAGCTTTATAATTTAAGATATGTAAAAGGTGGAAGACCTTTACCAACACCATCAATGACAGGAAGCGAAGCTATTGCTAAAATAAATGGAACTCAAATAGATGCTGCAATGGATACTATTATACCGATTGATTCTTTTAACAATAAAAGTTCTAAAAATTATAAAAGCATGAATAAAAAAGAATTAGAGCTTTTTATGCGTGAACACGGTATAGAGTTAGATAGAAGAAAAAATAAAGAAGATCTTATAAAACAAATAGAAAATTTTTTTAAAGAGTAATTTACATGGAAAATAACTTTGATAAGTCTTTAAAAATTCTTTTAAAACACGAAGGTGGATATGTTAATCACCCTAAAGATCCTGGAGGTGAAACTAATTTAGGTGTAACAAAAAGAGTTTATCAAGAATGGGGAGGTTCTAAAAACATGAAAGACTTAACTCAAGAAGATGTTGCTCCAATATACAAAAATAATTATTGGGATAGATGTAAATGCGACCATCTTCCTTCAGGTTTAGACTTAGCGGTTTTTGATTGGGCAGTAAATTCTGGAACAGGTCGTGCTGCAAAAAATCTTCAAGCAATGATCGGGACAGTTTCTGATGGAGGCATTGGACCGAACACCTTAAAAACTTTAAACGAATATATAGAACATCATGGTCTAGAGCGTGTTATAGAAGAATATAAAAATGTTAGGCAAGACTTCTACGAATCACTATCTACTTTTGATACTTTCGGCAAAGGATGGACTCGTAGGAACAATGAAACAGCAGAAATTGCAATGGAGATGATTTGACTTTACAATTATTAAAATTTCAACCAGGAATCGTAAAAGATATTACAGAATATTCTGCTGGTAAGAATGGACCATTTTGGGTTGATGGAGATCTTGTGCGTTTTCGCAATGGTTATCCTACAAAAATTGGTGGTTGGCAAAAAGAAATTTTAAACTCGTTAAATGCAAATGGATCTGCTTCAACAACAGAAACTTCTGTACAAGGAATTGCTAGAAAGATGATTCCTTGGAGATCTAATGAAGATGGTGTAGATAGGATTGTTGTTGGAACACATAACCATCTTTACATAATTGAAAACAACGCATTGTATGACATTACACCTCTCCGAGACAAAACAAACGCAGCCACAACAACAACAGAAGCTTTAGACGATAGCGAAACTGGAATTGACCTAACGAGTATTGCTGGTTTTAAAACAGCAGGAGTCATTAAGATAGGCTCTGAAATCATAACCTACACTGGAATTAGCACATTAACTCTGACTGGCTGCACAAGAGGAACAAACAGCACCTCTGCCGCAGCACATGATAGTGGTGCTACAGTTACTCAAGTTCTTATTGCTCCAATTGCTACAACAGACGGAAGCACAACAGTTACTGTTACAGATAGTGGACACGGTGCATTAAAAAATGACTTCGTTGTTTTTGACGGTGCTACAGCAACTGGTGGTATTACAGCGGATACACTTAACAGAAGATCTGGGTATCAAATAACAGCTGTAACAACAAATACATTTACATTTACTGTTCCTAGTGCTGCTAGTTCTACAGTTTCTGCAGGAGGTGGAAACGCTGTTATTATTAATTATCTTATTGGTTCAGCAGCAGGGATAGGAACTCAGTCTGGAGATCCTGCATTGGGTTGGGGTGTTGCAGCTTGGGGAGAAAGTACATGGGGGACAGCTCGTGCGACTACATTATCTGATGTTGTTTTGGAAAGCTCATCTTGGAGTTTAAATCTTTGGGGAGAAGATGTTTTATGTCAGGTGCGTAATGGAGCACTTTATTATTTTGATACATCTGAAGGTGTATCGACTAGAGCAGAACTTATATCAGACGAATCAGACGCAACTGGCGTTCCAACAATTTCTAGAGTGTCTACAGTATCGTTCCCTGATCGGCATTTTGTTTGTGGTGGTGCTGACCCATATGTTGCTGCAACAGGAGGATCTTCAGGAACACAAGACTCAATGCTTGTTCGTTGGTCTACTCAAGAAAACTTTGCAATTTGGGCACCAACAGCATTAAACACAGCAGGTGACCAGAGATTGCAGATTGGCACTAAAATTACAGCAATGATATCTGCCCGTGAAGAAACTATTATATCTACAGACGAGGCAATATACGGAATGACGTTTGTAGGTGCTCCATTCACATTTAGTTTTAGATTATTAGCTACAAATGCAGGAGCTGCAGGAATCAATACGATGATGAATGTAGACGGTGATATTTATTGGATGGGTAAAAGAAATTTCTTTTTCTACAATGGTGTTGTTCAAGAGTTGCCTTGTCCAGTGCAATATTTTGTTTTTGACAGGATGTCTTTAAATTACCAAGACAAAACTATAGTAGGTCACAACAAAAAATTTAAAGAGGTCACTTGGTATTATCCTAGCTTAGAAAATGCCAATCCAACAAACCCAGAACCAGACAGCTATGTAACATATAACTATGCGGAACAAGCTTGGACAGTTGGTTCTTTAGGTCGGACTGCTTGGTCAGATAGTTTCGGGTTCAGAACTGTTCCTTTTGCTTTTGATAAAGATGGAATCTTATATAATCACGAAACAGGAACTACAGACAACGGCTCAGCAATGAATTCATTTATAGAAAGTTCACCTAGAGAATTAACACAAGAAGGTGAAAATTTGTATTTGGTTGATAAAATCATTCCTGATGTTACAATGACTCCAACCACCAATTTATTTGTAGAATTTAATACACGGAAATATCCCAATGCTACAGAAGTAACAAAAGGACCATTTACTATTACATCAACTACCACTAAAGTAAGCACTAGAGCAAAAGGCAGGCAAATAAGTATGAAAGTTTTTAGTTCTGGCACAGAAGACGATTGGTCATTAGGAGACTTTAGAGTTAACAGCAGGAAGGACAGTTTAAGATGAGTTCCCCAGCAGCAATTTTAAGGTTGCCTAGCCCTCCTAAAGAATATGAACAAGGTTATATGGCACGATTAAATAATACTTTGGAAATAGAAAAGCAAGCAACATTTTTTGCATCGTCATCCGCAAACAAAACAACGGAAGAAATTTCCCAAGCAGTGAGTTGGTTTATTGGCTAATAGTTTTAAAAATGCAAAAATAGATTTAACAACAACGAATGCAACTGTTCTGTATACTTGTCCGAATGCGACAACAGCAGTTTTTAAATCTATTTTAGCTTCTGAAGACAGTGGTAATGCAGATACAATTACAGCTACATTAACCAGTGGTAGCAGTGTATTTAGTTTATTTAAAGTAAAAGCAGTTAGTGCCAATGCAACAGTAGAATTATTAACAGCACCCTTAGTGGTGCAAGAGAATGAAATAATAAAAGTAACAGCAGCAACAGCTAATCGTTTACACGTTGTAGCAAGTTTATTGGAGGTAAGTTGATATGGTTTATGAAGTCGGAGCACTAGCAAATGTAAACGGTGAAGACGATAAAAAATTTACATATAATTTGTATAGAACAGAGTCTATAGACCCTACAAAAGATTTTGATTTTGGTAATTTTTCTTTACAAGATTATTATGGTTCTGCTATAATGCCATCTCTTAATTGGGTGACTAAAGTTAAAACAGGCGAAGTTGTTTACGACCCAGCAGACGAGGAACAAAGTCAACTTTTAAAAGATTATGAGGATTTTATAGCAGAGAATGGTCAGATAGAAGGCTTACCGTCTCCTAATGAAATAATGAAGCAAGAGTTCGCTCCCATAGCAGGTCAGCTAGCAGAAGGTATAAGCTCGAGTTTAGCTATGGGCGGTGGAGTTTTAGGGGGGCTTCCTTATGCACCAACAGGAGCTTTAGATGTCGCAACAGGTAAAACTTTATTTGATTTAAATAAACTTACTGAAACGCAGTTTGAACCTTTAGGAGCA